CGTTTTGCAGACGCTTACCTAGCCATTCGGTATCTAGGACAAATAGGCAGAGGGTAATGGATTTGCACCACTGATACTTGGTTCAGAGCCAAGAGGTTTACTTCTAGCCTAACCCTCTATGAGGCGGTTACTACGAGATTCGAACTCGCATATTCTTCCTTGACAGGGAAGCCCATTGACCAGTTATGGTAAGCAACCGTGTTAGCCGAACGTCGCTGATGGCTAGTCAGGGGGATGACACGACTACTACCCCAATAGGAGCTGAATACTGGATTCGAACCAGTCCTTCTTGTTTACAAGACAAGCGTGCTAGTGCCGCTAACACTAATCCAGCGTATAGGTGACATCTGACGGATTCGAACCGACACTTCCCTGATTGAAAGTCAGGTGTCCTTCCTGTAGACGAAGATGCCATAGGTGCTCCTTGCTGGACTCGAACCAGCGGACTCTTTTTTGTAAGAAAAGCGATTTAACCGACTAATCTAAAGGAGCATTTAGGTGGACAAGACGAGATTCGAACTCGTATTTCTTCTGTGCAAGAGAAGTGTGTTCCCATTGTCACTACTCGCCCAAGGTACTCTCAGTTGGAGTCGAACCAACATCTCGTAGGTTAAGAGCCTAGTGGGTTATCCATTAACCCCATGAGAGTATAGGTGGCAAGAGAGGGAGTTGCACCCCCACAGCATTTGCGGGTGTTTTACAGACACTTGGACTCACTCATGTCCAGTCTTGCCATAGGTAGCGGAGGACGGAGTTGAACCGACTTAGGACAGTTTATGAGACTGCCGAGTTTACCGAAACTCTACTCCGCAACGTAGGTACCGCCACTAGGATTCGAACCTAGACCTTACTGGTTAAAAGCCAGATGTGCTTGTCCGTTGAACACCATAGCGGTATTTAGGTGTGTCCTACCCGATTCGCACGGGTGCTCCTTGGGCTTCAACCAAGTGTGCTACTGCTAACACCAAAGACACATTTAGGTACTCGCACTTGGATTCGAACCAAGACTCGACTGTATATAAGACAGCTGTGTTCACCGTTACACTATGCGAGTATGTAGGCTGAGGGTGAAGGAGTCGAACCTCCATCGAAGGTTTCAAAGACCTGTGTCTTTACCATTAGACGAACCCTCAATAATGACATTATAACACAAAAATTGGTGTTTGTCAAGTACCAATTTCTAGGAGCATCTAGCAGGGGTCGAACCTGCACTACTTGGTTCGTAGCCAAGGGGTCTATCCATTAGCCTATAGATGCATTAGGCGCAACTACTAGGATTCGAACCTAGTCCATGGGCTTAGAACACCCTTATGCTAGTCCTTTACACCATAGTTGCGAATAGGCACTCAGGGCTGGATTTGAACCAGCAGTCTCAACGGTTAACAGCCGCGTGTGTTACCATTTACACCACCCGAGTGTATAGGGGTAATCGGTGAGTCTCGAACTCACTATAACTGTGTTCACAGCACAGCGTCGCACCAGTTTGACTTCGATCACCATATAGGTGCTTCCCGTGGGAGTCGAACCCACATGAGTCTCCTCACTAGTTTCTAAGACTAGAGCGTATACCAATTCCGCCAGAGAAGCATAGGTCAAGGTGGCTGGATTTGAACCAGCGATCTCGCGGTCCCAGGCCGCGCGGATTAGCCAGGCTTTCCCACACCCTGAATTTAAGATTACACGTTGTAAACTTAGGCTTTAGCCTACTATATTATATTTATATAATATAGTTAATTAATAACTTAATTAATTAATAAGTTTCCTTCCGAGTTAACCTCTTTAATTATACCACATTTTTTGTATTTTGTCAAGCTTTTTAGATTAAAGGAATATTAGAGAATTCTCATAATGAATAGCTTGACTTTTTGGACAATTTGTGGTATAATGTATGTACAGTGTTTTATAAACAATATCTAATATATTTTATGGTACATTATACCATAAAATTAGAAATTTGTCAAGAGGCAATTTATGATAGAACCTGATACATGGGAATACCACTTTAGTGACCACGACATAGGCGAGAGAGATTGCTTTATGTGTGACGGCAGTATAGTAGATTGTCATTGCGGTGGTTTGGTACATAGAGCGATTGTTAATTATTACGATACAGACTATAGAGGTTGGACAGATATTTATTACCGCTGTGACGTTTGCGGAGAGGAGTGGTTTGAATAATGGAAAGTGAAACACGAACAATAGATTTAGGCAAAAAAGAATATGATAGCTATGTTATGGTCGATTTAGACCTAGAAAATACCATAATGCTAGTTGTCGCAAATGGTTTTGAAGAAGCTTCTGTTTGGCTTAATAAAGAACAAACGGAGGCTTTGGTTATTAACTTAGAGGATTTGTTAGGAAAACTAAAATGACACATGGAATGAGCGCACATAAACCAGAGATAAGAACATTAGACCAATGGCGTACTAGGCACATGCGTGGCATGACTATTGAATCTGATATCAAGTACATACTAAGAGATTGGGAAAGGGAACAAAACAGAATAATTGAGTTATTACGAGAACAAGGTGTTGATGTTGAGAGGTTTTTATATGGCTATTAAAACAGAAGAAGGTAAATTTCAATGTAGTTATTGTAGTAAATTGCATGATGATGCTAAGAGTGCAAGTGCTTGTAAAACAAACCACGACCTTATTTATATAGGGCTTTCTATGGCTGACATAAAATCAATAATTGCATTTATGTACACCAAGGATGAACGAGCATTAACAGAATCAGCAATAAAGCAATTTATGAAATATAACACAACTACACAAAGGCTAAGATAGTGTTATATCTTTGGCCGCGGAATAGCTCAATGGTAGATATGCATCCGGGTTTTGGTGTAATGACACAGCCAAAGGTTTATGGTGTATCTATAGGAATAAGAGAAGGTAGGGTATTTGGTTTAGACAATGGTGCTTTTAATAATGGGTTTAATGAGGTCAAATTCTTTGAGAAGATTAAACAATTAGATAAGTATATGAACCAATGCCTTTTTATCACGATCCCCGATGTCTTAGGGGATGCTAAGGCAACACTAGATTTGTTTGACGAATGGTATCCAAAGGTAAAAGGAATGGGCGAGTTGGCTTTTGTAGCACAAGATGGACAAGAACACTTGGACTACCCAACAAACATTGATTGGATATTTATTGGTGGTACTACTAAGTTTAAGATGGGAGCTGCTGGAAAGAAGTGTATACAAAAAGCACATGATTTGAATTTGAAAATACATGTTGGTAGGGTGAATTCCATGAAACGTTTTAGATACTTTAGAGATTTGGGGTGTCACACAGTAGATGGTACTACTTGTATATACAATCCAACCACAGCAAAGGAGAGACTAACAAGGGTATTGGAGGAGCAGGAATGGGAAATAAAAATATAATTGCGTTATATCTAGGAGCAATCGTATTGGCTAATTTATTGGCAGCTACTTTTGGGCCGCAAATTACAATACTAAACGCTTTTTTGTTTATTGGTTTGGACTTATCTAGCAGAGATAAATTACACGAGGCTTGGCATGGTAAGGGTTTGGTATGGAAAATGGGTTTACTAATACTCGTTGGTTCTGTGGTGTCTTATTTATTTAATAAGAACGCAGGACAGATAGCAGTTGCTAGTTTTGTTGCTTTTGGTGCAGCTGCCATTGTTGATACTTTGGTTTATCAGGTACTTTATAGATTTCCTAGATTTACTAAAATGAATGGCAGTAACATAGCAAGTGCAGCTGTTGATAGTTTAGTATTTCCAACATTGGCTTTTGGTGGCTTTCTGCCACTTATTACATTGGGACAATTTTTAGCAAAGGTTTTAGGGGGTGCTGTTTGGGCATGGATACTTACTAGAAATGATTTAAAGGGCTGAGATGACCAATGAAGAAATCTGCATGTCTTTCTTTACGGTTATGCTCGCCTTTATTGGTTTGCTTAAAGCCGCACATGATTTGGCAATATCAGTTAAAAATGGTGACTGGTTAGACAAAAAGGAGGACGATGAATAAGCTAAAAAAGCAACGTATAAATAAGCGTCCCTACAAAGGAAATCGAAGTAGGAGGCGTAAACGTGTTCCTGGTTGGTCTGCCTGTGATAGGATGTACCAACGTATAAAAGCTAAGTTGGCCGCTGATGAACAAATAGAAGATTGGTTTGAAGGATTGATAGATGAATAATGCACTTTGGCTGAACGAAATGGATAATGAGTTTGATGCTAAAATGGAATGTGAAAGACTCAAACAGCAAAATAAAAGACTCATTGACCTTTTAACTAGAGTAAACGATGACGGTTGGAGTGCTTGGAGTGCATCATCGGGTGAAGTAGAAATACATTGGTCTATACCAAGGGAGCTGTTATACGACATTATAAAGGAATTGAAAAATGAATGAGTTTGATTATTATAAATTAATAAGAGAATTAGAAAAACAGCTCGACAGCGTTAATTCATTAATTGCCGTAGTTGAGCAAGAACCTCTAGATGATTGGGAAAAGAAGATGCTGGATAAGGCATATCAACTTAGACAAAAGCTATTGGTTGAACTTAAACGTTTAGGAGATTTAGAATATGAACAGGCAAAACGAAAACGTAGAGAATGGAAAGACCCATTGTTACCGATATGACAGAAAAGATACATAAGACACACTTCCAAGTTACTAAAGAAGCTCCTTGGAAACGTCCGATTACTATTTCGTATATAGCTGGTTCTGGTGAGCGTTGCGGTGTTGAAGGCTGTAAAAATCTTGCAGATTACATGGCTAAGGGCAAGGTTTATTGCACTTATCATTGGACTCGGAAAAAGTGAAATGTTTTTACTGCGGAAAGGAAATTGACGGTCTAAGGTCGTTCATGGCACTAGACCGACCCTATGTTAATTTACCATTTCATCGAGAGTGTTATAGAAGTTTAGATGATGAATTGGAGTATGTAACTACAAACATAGAACGAATTATAGAGTATATTGACTATATTAATAGCTCAAAATATACCAAAAATAACAAAAAATGACTAAAATATGATATAATAGGAGTATAAGAATATGACAATTTATCAAGATTGCGCTATGACCTTTGAGGTCAAGCCCAAGCAAGAGCTAGTAAATCAAGTGGAGCAAGAAGAAACCACTAAAAGCATAATGACCTGTCCGTTATGCGGAAACCATGCTATAGAAGTAGTTAGTCGCTGTGCAACATGCCGAATCTGCGGTTGGAGTGTATGTAGTGCCTAAAGAAGCTAGAAAGCCTTTGACAACTAAACAAGTAAAAGTTGATTTTCCTGACAGGAGTAAGTTTAGAAATCTAAAACAATACAAGGATATGACCGATGAAGAATTTGAACAATATTGGGAATCAAAGGAAGAAGCTGAAAATCTAGTAATAGGGCTATCCAGTGAGGATTTTGAAGAACGTATCCAACAGAAAATGGCTGAATTCGGAGAAGATTACGACCTTTCCGATATGAAGTTCAATGACAAAGAAACACTCAGAGGTTTATGTCAATCACTTATTCAACTAGAAGATTTAGAACAGGTTTCATATCAAATTAGAAATTCAGATTTAGGCATAAGTCTTAATAATTTAACACTGCTTGATAAAATAGCACAACAAATGAGTCGTACTCGTTTAGATATGCTAAAGATGCAAGAAGATTTAAAGATATCAAGAAAGACCCGCCAATCAGATAAAGACCTAACAGCTATCTCAGAATTAGATAGACTAAAGGAACAAGCCAAGAAATTCTACGATCAGAAGATGATTTGGATTTTCTGCCCAAAGTGCAATATGTTATTAACAACAGCTTGGTTATTGTTTCCTGATACAGATAACATTATTAGATTACATTGTCAAAGAGATTTGGGCGAAGAAAGTGGCGAAAAATGCGATAACGTATTTGACGTGAAGTTTTCTGAAATTTATAAACAGGGTAGCAATAAGCCCGAGCTTATGCCAGAGTCTTTGAGGTAAGGAGGTAAATTTTGAAAGCATTAATTACAGGTGTTACAGGACAGGATGGTAGTTATTTGTCAGAATTTCTATTAGATAAGGGATACCAAGTTATAGGTATGGAACGTAGGAACAGCAATAATAACCACCAACGAATTGAAGGTATTATAGATAACAAAAACTTTGAACTTGTATCGGGTGATCTTTTAGATCAGAGTTCAATGATAGACATTGTAGAAAAGTATAAACCCGATGAAGTATACAACTTAGCGGCACAAAGTTTCGTACCCGTGTCGTGGAAACAACCAATATTTACAGCTGAGGCTACGGGACTCGGCGTAACAAGACTGCTAGAGGCAGTACGACAAGCTCAACCAAACGCTAGGTTTTACCAAGCGTCCACAAGTGAGATGTTCGGTAAAGTTAGAGAAACCCCCCAAAACGAATTAACCCCATTTTACCCGAGGAGTCCTTACGGAGTTGCTAAGGTATATGGACACTGGATAACAGTAAACTATCGAGAAAGCTTTGATATGTTTGCAACGTCGGGAATACTATTCAATCATGAAAGTCCTAGACGTGGAGATACTTTTGTAACAAGAAAGATTTCAAAGGCAGTTGCCCATATAAAACTCGGTCTACAGAGTACACTAAGGCTTGGAAACTTAGAATCTAAAAGAGATTGGGGTTACGCTGGCGATTATGTTAAAGCTATGTGGATGATGCTACAGCATGACAAACCCGATACTTTTGTTATCGGCACGGATGCAACCTACTCGGTTAGAGATTTCATAGAGATTGCCTTTGGTTATGTGGGTTTGGTTTACGAAGATTATGTAGTTATTGATCCAGAATTTTACCGACCAGCAGAAGTTGATTTACTCATTTCGGACTCAAGTAAAGCACGAAAAGCATTAGGTTGGAAGCCCGATACCTCTTTTAAAGAGCTGGTTGAAATGATGGTTGACTACGACATTTGGGAGGCGACTCGGGATGGTTAGGACAGAAACAACATGTAGAATTTGCGGTGGTACACTTTTTGGAATACTTGACTTTGGAGAGATTTACCCTAGTGGTTTTGTAAAAAGCCAAGACGGTTTAGAAAAAGCACCTTTATCTTTAGCACAGTGTGAACGGTGCGCTTTAGTGCAGCTTCAACATACTGTAGATTTAGACCTGATGTACAAAAAGCAGTATTGGTATTCGTCAGCGTTAAATAAGTCTATGGTTAGCTCATTAAAAAACGTAGCAGAGGAGACTCTAAAACGGCAACCGCTGGAAGATGGAGATATCGTTATTGATATCGGTTGTAATGATGGCACATTGTTTACATTCTTTCCAGATTATGCCTATAAGATTGGAGTTGACCCTGCTGAGAATATGAAAGAAGTAGCGGAGACTCGCTGTGGGACATTTATTAATGATTATTTTCGTAGCGATCTGTTGCCTATTGGAACGCACGGTAAAGCAAAAATCATCACGTCCATAGCTATGTTCTATGACCTACCCGATCCTCGTTCTTTTGTACAAGATATTGCAATAACACTATCTAAGGACGGTACTTGGGTAGTACAGTTCACTGACCTACTTTCAATGCTACAGATTAATGCTTTTGATAATATCTGCCATGAACATTTGGAATATTATAAATTGGTAGATTTATTGATGTTGTTTGCTCAATACAAACTTGATATCTACGATTTAGAGTATAACAATGTTAATGGTGGGAGTTTGCGTGTCTATGTCTGCCACGCAGGGCAAAAGCCAATAAGTCCAGTAGTAGAACAAATGCAACTTTATGAAAAGGCATATTTTGAATCGTTCAAAAATCCAATAGTTTCCTTTCAAAAGCGTGTTAAGGTAGCTGAGGTAGCTTTAAAGAACTATCTAAAGCAGACCAAAGAAATTGGCAGACAAACCTTTGTACTTGGTGCTAGTACTAAAGGTAATACACTACTTCAAGTTTGGAACTTGACAAATGAAGAATTACCATTTGCATTAGAAGTAAATGAGGATAAGTTTGGTTTACGTACGGTAGGGAGTGACATTCCAATAATATCCGAGAGCGCAGGTCTAGCTATGAAACCCGATCATCTCTTGATTTTACCTTGGCATTTTACAGAAAGTGTAAAACCAAAGCTATCTAAATTCTTTAGCGACGGCGGCGTTCTTATTTCTCCCTTACCAAGCTTTACATTACACTATGAGGAGGATGGATATAAATGGATGTTAGAACAAAAAGTATCGGTTTTTTAATCGATCAACTTATTACTACTAATCTTAGATGTTGGTTTGCCCAAGAAGATATAATGAACCCAAACCTGCCAGAAGAAAAGCGTTTAGAAGCTGCTATTAGAGCACAGGCACAAAACGCTATTCGCTCACAGCTAATTAAAGCAATAGATGGCGTTCTTGGAGAGGGTAGTATTACTATGGGTGGGGATAAAACTTACTATACCTACCACGATAAAGACAGAGGAGGAAGTTAATGACTTATACTTATTCAAAGTGCTTAACGTTAGAAGATTTCAATACGTTTTCAGAGCACCAACTGATAGAACCGTTTATGAAAAAGATACACCCCAACTACAGATACGAACACCCTATGCGTAAATGGGAGTATGGTTTGGCTTTGAAATTCTTATTGGAAATTGGAGCTGAAACAGTTTTAGATGTTGGTGGTGGAGGTTCGCTACTTGCACCTATTTTAGCACATCACGGGATGCATGTTACTCAAATTGATCCTGACCCAAGCGGTGAATCGACAGTTGCAAAACAGAATGAAATTCTAAAGCAGAGTAATGAATTTATTTGCGAGGACTTTCTAAAATATAATGGTAGAAAGAAATTTGACGCTGTACTCTGTATGAGTACAATCGAACATATAAAGACAGAAAATGAAAAAGCGTTTTTTGCAAAACTATTAAAACCAGCCCCTTATTTATTTCTAACTACAGATTACTCACCAAAAGGAAAGACATTTAGTGTCGATCACGAAAGAACATACAACGCTACAGCATTACGCCGTTTAGCTAAGTTAGCTAAAGGTTGGGATTTTTACGGTGCTGTTGAGTATCGCTATGTAGAGCCGCTGGTGTACGACTATACATTTGCCACACTAGCTCTGTATAAAAAATGACATATAGTATATATGAAACAGGGCGAGGCAACTTTCTATTAACTGATGAACCTGATTTGGTTTCAGATCAAATGAAAGCAGATCAGTTTTGGGAACATGAACTAGAACCCATTTTTGATACACTAACCCAAGACATGATAGTTGTAGAAGTTGGTGAATATGTTGGAGATCATACAGTAGATTTAGCAAAACGGTGTAAGCATGTACATGCTTTTGAAGGACATAAACCATCATATTACTTATTAGGTGCAAACTTACTTCTAAATGATTGTATGAATGTAACAACCTACAATTTATGTATAGGAAATAATAATAAAGTTAGTGGAAAAATACCAGACGCTAATAACATCGCAGCTTATATTTACAAACAAAGTAAAAATGGAAAAACCACAGCTGTTCGATTGGACGACGTTTTAGTTTATTTAGATAAGCTTGATTTTTTGAAAATAGATGTAGAGGGTATGGATTTAGAGGTAATGTTAGGTGCTCAACAACTAATTGGGGATTTCAAACCTAGAATTGTCTATGAATTTAGTTGGCCTCTCTCTAAGCAAAAGCATGTAGAATATGAAAGCTTTTTAAAGCAGTTTGGCTATACTACTACTAAGCTGGAGGGACTTTGGAATTGGTACGCTCACATATAACAAACAACGACGTTGGGGATATAGATAATTTTGAATATATAGTAATGGGAATGTCGAAAACAGGCACAACTTCCATTCAGGATTCTTTGAATATGTCTGGACTACGTTGTATAAAATTCCATTCAGACTTTACATTATTGAGAGTGTTTCACAATCCTTCAATTAATGCAGAGTGCTTAGTAAAACATGCAAAGAATGTATTTGTGCCGTACCGTAATCCTATAAACAGAAAAGTCAGTCAGTATTATTTTTATGGTAAGTCTAAAGATAAATCTGTGGCGCAACAGATTGACGAGATACGTTCTTATTGTCTAGGAGACTACTCTTTGTTTAGCAGAGGTAGTCAAACAGAAGTGGACGAAAACAAGTTTTTTACTGGTTTAGAGGAAGCTACTAGAATTGACATTCTAAAGTATGATTTTGTTAAAGAAAATGGATTTGGAACAATTTCAGAACACAATATATCATTAGTGCCTTTTACTATAGAAAACATAAATAGATTAGCATCATTTCTACGCATATACCTAACACCAAATTTTAAATTAACTACAAGTAGGGTATCTGATAGATCACCCGAAAGACAACAGGTAAGGAAGTCACTGAAATTTAGTGACGCTGAGTTGGACACTATATTTAATAGCAGATATTGTAAATATTTCTATAGTGACCAGCAAATAGAGGAGTTCAAACTATGGGAGAAAGGATAGTAACAGTTGAAAATGTATATTTTTATAATCACTACGGAAATGGGGATATTTTTGAATCACTAGAGTTTGTTAAAGAGTGGATGGAAATACTCGGAGATCGTAATTATTTCTATGCACATGGAAAGAACCCAAAGATCATACGAGAGCTAGAGAATGTTACTTCCATGAATGTAACAGACGAAATGCATCCCATGAGAGCCATCCACTTTAATGATATTACAAAATCAATGTTTATAAATACTTGGATAGGCAGGGATGGACGTTTTGTACTTCCCGGCATTGGAGTAGTGGTTGAACAGCTTTGGAGGATGCACAACCAGATGCTAACAGGCATTGGGTGTCGTCCACTAATTAAGCCCGTTATAGAATACGTACCTAGCTTAAATTACGAGTTATACCCTGATTGCAAAAACGTAGATTACTGGCTAATGTCGGAAGCTAAACATCGTAAAATCTGGCTAATAGACAATGGGAATGTACAATCAAATCAGGCTAAGAACTTTGACTTCAATCCAATTATTAGTACAGTAGCACAACAAGTACCGAATGATTTCTTTGTTACAACACAGCGACACGATCTGATGCCCACAAACATTTGGACATTGGATGAAATTGTACAAAGCAAAGACGGTTTTGATTTACCTGAATGGTCATACCTGAGTAGGTTTTCTGACGGTAGTATTGGTAGAAATAGCGGTCCGCATGTCTATACGCAAGTTAGAGAGAATTGGCAAGACCCTCTTTTTAAATTCCTGTCTTTTACGTACCAACAACAGGCGGCTTACTTTGTACTAAATCAGCCAGTGGCAGCTAAGAAGTATTGGTCTCCTTATCTAAACGATAAGCAGGTAGTTGAAAATATATTAGAATTTGTGAGGGAAGTTTAATGAGTAAAACAGTAATAGGAATGGTAACGTTTGGAAATGTGGAATTTAGCAAACTAACAATTAAGTCAATCAAAGAAACAACAGAAAGCGACGTTGATTTCTTTGTAGTGGTCGGAAAACCAAATGACTTTGAAACAATAGATTGGCTTAATCAAGATGGTATTGCTTACACAGAACACGAAACAAATAGGGGTTTTCCAGCTGGTCTAAATGATATTTATGATTTTGCATGGAAATCACACAACTACGATAATCTTATAATTTGCGGTAACGATATTGTAGCGTACCCATACGCTATTGATTCTCTAATTAATAAAGCGGACACGTCCGATTGGCAGTGGATTAGCTCATCGCAGTTTGATGTACGAGCTTTGGTTAATATGTATCCGAAAACAAAAGACTTCTTTAGTCCAGATAGCAAACTTAGATTTACTAGATTTGGTGAGGTAGCTCCTTGGGAAATTCACAAGGATTGGCAGAACCAAGACGAGAGACTAGAACCCAATGTTATCAAGGATGTACATAACTTATGCTTGTACAAACCATCTGTAATGGATGCTATTGGTTATATTGATGTTAATTTCTACCCTGCTTATTATTCGGACAATGACTATGCAAGACGTGGAGTTAATGCTGGACTAAAGACATGTGCTTTAGGCAATTCTCAGTATTTCCACTTTTGGAGCAGAACAATACATCAAGGTTCAGGGGGTTCTACTGGAAGGTACTTTGATAATAATAGACGTTTCTACATTAGTAAATGGGGTGGTGATTTTGCTAAAGAGGCGTGGCTTGTGCCTTTCAATGGTGGCACATACCCACTAACAAAGAACATAACGCTAGAAGGTAGTTTGAAAATCGACAGACGAGATCAAGAGGAGGCTATAACAAGATTCTGGCGTGGAGGTAAATAGTTGGCATTAGTTGAAAAAGTATCACAGGTAGAAGATTTATACCTGTATGAAATCTTTCGTAATCCCGTCCTTTGTGGTGAGTTTATACAAAATTATGATAAGACAGAGTTTGATGACCCTTTTGAATTTACATGGTATCAAAGGGAAATTCTCTGCGATTTTAACCCTTACGTATCAGTATGTACAGCCCGTGCTACTGGTAAAACCGTAAGTTTTGTAAACTTGTTACTTTGGATACTTGTGTTTAATGTATTCCCCGGCGATTACATTGTATATTCAGTACCCAATAAGGTGCATTTAGAGCCTGTATTTACTGGTTTAATTAGAGCATTACGTGGTAATTCTTTATTAAAGCAGTTTATATCATCAGGTAAAGGCATCAATAGTTCTACAAACACGATTACCCTCTTAAATCAAGCTGTGCTACTGTGCCGTATTGCGGGGCAGACAGGTACGGGTGCTAACGTTATTGGTTTGCACACACCTTTTACATTAGTAGATGAAGGAGGCTATTATCCTTGGGGTACGTGGATTGAACAACAGCCAACAATGAATACATTTACACAAGGCTTTAGGCTTGGTGTAGCGGGAGTACCTACAGGATTAAGAGAAGATAATGTACTATATCACGCAGATATGGAAAACTCAAATTATACAAAACACCGTCTATCTGCTTACCAAAATCCTAGATTCACAGAAGAAGATGAAAGCAGGGCAATTGAACAATACGGAAGTAAAGAAAGTGAGGACTTTATACACCTTGTCCTCGGACAACATGGAGCACCAATCTTCGCCGTGTTCGATAGGCGTTTGTTCGAAATCGAAACGTACGCAGTAAACAAGCTAACACTTGATGGTATAAAGTTACAAGGGGATATGACGGAATACCAAACTCGTTTATCGTTCCTGCCTTCAATAGAAGGTAAAAAACGAGTACTGATGGGTATAGACTTAGGATATACCGATCCAACAGCTATTTTAATATTGTATGAGGACAATAGAGGAATTCTACGTTTTCATGCACGTATTCAGCTAAATAAGGTATCTTACAATATACAGGAAAGGATAATTGATATGTTGGATACGAAGTTCAAACCTTCAATAATTGGTTTGGATGTAGGTTCTTCTGGACTTGCCGTATCCCAACGACTATTAGAATCAGTTGATTATAGAAGTAAGAAATATCCTGACCGTTTGATACCTATCAACTTTTCATCAATGGTGGTAATAGGAACAGACGCAGACGGAGAAGAATTGAAGCAGAAAACAAAACCTTTCTCAGTTACCGTACTGCAAAATTATACTAATAACCATAGGATAATATACTCAACAACTGATATCGAATTAGTAACCGAGTTGGAACGCATGACTTACACTAAAACACCATCGGGTGATATTGTATATAAAACAATGACACCCAAAGGAGGACAGCAAGGAGAAGATCACTTTACAGCTGCACTTCTCTGTGGTGCGATGGCTTATTATTTAGCCAATGAAAGTCTAGTGTTACAAAACAGACCAAAGAAACTATTAGGAGTAAGGTGGTTAACATAATATGACAGAAGAAAACACTTATCAAAAACTAGGAAAAGCAGCTTTTCTAAACACGTACAATGATGTAGCAATACAGAATCCGTGGACAGCCGATCAGGTTGATAAGCTGGAAATTGTAGATATAGATGATTATAGAAAGACGGTAAATTCTTGTCGTTTCTTCTACAAACGTGATCCTATAGCTTCTACGGTTATCAACAAGATGTTAGATATCGGTATTACAGATATCGAGTTTGAACGTTCTGAGTTGAACAATAACGAGGAAAACCTTGTATCTGGACTAATCCCGGCTTTGGCTGATTTTGCTGAAGCTATGGCTATGGAATATCTAATTTCGGGGTTGGTAATTCCAGAAGTTAAATTTACCAGAGTAACAAAAGAACAATACGAAGCTGCTGGCTTTACAATGAAGCGATTTAATTCACTTGTACTACCTACGTCT